CCTGTCTTTGTATTTCTATAAATTGTTATAGTTGTACAATCGATCTTATGTATATTATCCGTTTTCATTCTCTCTGTTTATAAGCGCATAACTAACTACTACTTCAAGTTTGTCAGCTGTTTCCGCTTGAACTTTTATAGCATCTCCTGCTTCTAAATTCAACCCCTGTTCCGCAGCATTAACTGTACTTGAAGCGGGTATATCCTTTCTAAAAAATTCTACATTTGTACTAGCAGATGAATCTTTTACATCGCAATTAACTAATACAGCTCCTGTACTATTGTTAGATACATATACAGATTTTATAATAGCTACAGCTGATGTTGCTATAGTCAAAACAGTTGTCATAGCTGTGCCGTCTAATATTTTAGATGCATTTTTATATTGTATGCTCATGATAAAAAGTAATTAAAAGTATCTAATTCGTTTTTTAAATCTTCTTGAAAAGAAAAATTAAGTTGTTGTTTCATTGTATTTAAAGACTCCATAATTTGTCTTTGATTATCTACATCGTATTCTTCTTTTGGTTCAGGTATGTAATTAGTTATTTTAGCCATTATCCTTGTAGTATTTCGTTTAATAATTCTTTTTGTCTGTTTTCACTTTCATTTTTATTGTCAATAAAATTATCTATACCTGTATCTTCTGTATTAAGAAGTTGTTTTAAAAGTTCTTCGTTTGTATTTGTAGAAGCGTCTGCAAATAATACAGGGATAGGTTTAAATTCGTTGTTGTCCTCTTCTTTTTCATCTACAAACTCATTATATATATCAAGATTGTTTGGGTTAGTGCTAGGTGAAAATAAACCTAAATTATTAAATTGGCTCATGTTATATGTTGGTTCATTATATTTTTTACCTAAACCAAATTTTTGTCCAAGACCTCTAATTATGTTTCCTAAAAATCCACCACCTGTAAAAAAGTCCATGATGCCACCACCTCTTGTATTTTTCATAGCTTGCCCTGCAAATAAATTATTATTTGCAAAAGATCTAGCTCTTGCTAACTCTGCTGGTGATACTCTATTTCTACTGTCAAAAAAACCTGGATTAACTCTTTGGCCACCACCTGCTGCAATAAATGCATCTCTATAACCGTCTAAACCTTTATCTCTAACTCCTGGTGGTAAGTTTGCACTTCCAGGACCTTCAGCTCTTGTGTTAGCTGTAGTTCTACCTGCCTCTGCATCACTTGTTGCAGCACCAGACATACCTGTATCTTTACTTGGATCTGGACCATCAAATGATCCGTATCCATCTAAACTCATAATACCTGATGGTCCTCTGTTAACATCACCATTTAATGAACCATGTAAGTCTTCTTTAACAAGTAAATCTTTTTCTGCTTTTGTAATGTATGCTAATTCTGTTTCAGGGCTATCTGGACTAGACTTCCATTTTACAGGGGCCTTAACCTCTTTTTGTTTACCAAGATAGTTTTTTGCACCACCTTGTATTTCATAGTTTATTTTTTTATCTACTGACATTATCTTCGTCCATCTGGTTGTGCATCTAATCTAAGTGTGCCATATCTCCATGATTCACCTACTGCCGTGTTGGCTATTTGTACAGAAACTAATCTGCCTCTAGCTCTTGTATCTACCTTATCAGTAGTAGATGTTATTGTAAAGGGTCCAAGTGGTGAGCTAACTGCTACATCATCTGGATAGCTACTTACAAATAAAGTTACTTGAGCATTACCTGTCTGATATTTAAAATCAGGTATAAATCGTTTAACTGACATAAAAAATTCTCCATCACCTCTGTAATCAGCAACCCCTGTTGCCTGACCCAAGGCGCTTCGTCTAGAGGTAATATCCCAATCTCCAGATCTAATAAACGCATCTATAGAAGTTGTGCCTGTGCTATTAACTTGATCGGTTCCTACTTCATGAGCATAATAAATACTAGCTCCATATAAATTTGTAATACCTAATATCTCTGGAAATACAGGTGTGTCGGTTTTATCATATTCTGTTGCGTAAGGAGCATTAAATACCCCTTGATCTTGATATGTAGTTCTAGCTAATGATGAAGTAGTCCAAACATTTTCTGAGTAATTATAAGTCACACATCTATCAACTTGAGTAGATCCATCTTTTGGATAAAACCAATTTATTTCTGTGTATAAAGTATTAGGTGAAGAATAAATAACATCTCTTGAATTTAAATTAAGTCCTAAGTTATCTCCATCTGTGCTAAATACAAAATCTTCTACAAGTGATGGTAATGATTTAACTGTACCATCATAAACAAAAAAACCACCTTCAGCTGACATCCACCAGACAGCACCGTTTGCATAAGACATAGCGTGTTGACCAATACATCCACAGTTAGTACCAACTTGTCTAACAGAAAAAGTAAAAGGAGGACCTACAAATTGAATTACATAAGCTGCAACATCTGTTGATACAAAGATATAATCTTTACCTTGGATGGCTGCTCTAATTTCATTTCCACTGTCTAATCTAAAAGTCCCTGCAGTATTAGTTGCTGTAGGTGCATATACATTTAAATCTTCTTGATTTGAAAATCTTACAAACATAGGGTCTTGTGTGGTAGGATCACCAATAGTTGTCTCTGTGCCCATGTGAAATAAATGTCTGTCTCTATCTGATACGATAGATATTCTAGTAGCTGTAGGGTTTGCAGTAGTTGGAAAGTTTGCTGTTGATTGTGAAGCTCTTATACCTCTAGCACCTGATGCTCCAGCATTCCAAGTAAAAGTTTTACCATTAAATATAGTTGCAACCAATACTTCACCAAAGTTATCTAGGCTCCAGTTGCCTGGATCCAGAATCACCTCACTAGTTGCACTTTCAGTTCCCCATGTGCTAGATCCCCATAAATCCGTACCCCAACCATAACCTACAGTTTGAAAAGTAGGACCTACTTCAACATAAGGATTAACAGTTGCAGCACCCGCTGCAGTCATACCTGAGCCTCCTTCATTCCTAGAAGCTTGTATTGTAAACTTGTCTACGTCAGGAACAGTTAATATTTCATAAACTTTTTCTAATTCAGCTGCTGTAAAATCAGATGCACCTGTAACCGTTACACTAGATAGTGTTACATATCTTCCTTTAGCTAAACCATGAGATCCTTTATTTATAGTTATAGTATTTGAACCATTAACAGTTGTTATAGTGCATCCAGTAATAGCTGTATCTAATGGTGTAATATCAAAAAAATCATTACCATAATATAAAAACAAACCTTGAGACGTTCCAATGGCTGTGTATTTTTCACCTGCAAAAGAAGTAAAAGCGTGTTGTCTTCTAGCTGCCCCTGGTAAAGTTAGTGATGCAGCTGTAAGTTGACTCCAACCTCCTATCTTCTCAGGTAGTCCATATCTAAATCTAACAAAATCACCATCTGTCCATTGCCCTTCAGCACCAGATTCTGTGTCTTGTTTGTTAAAACCAGGCTTGAAATTTAATTTTTGTAGCATATAATAGCTTATATATCAGTTTTATAAAGAATGAAAGTATCATAAATTATGTCTTATGACCACAAAATATCAGATTTAAAGTACAGAATTAATGAATTAGTTCCTAAAAATGTTTGTAAATATTTCATAGATTTTTATGAAAACAATTCTAAACATGCTTTAGATGAATATAGTTATAAATATAAAACTAATAAAATAGAAGACGATAATTTTAAATGTATTAACTTAACTACTAATTCTTTAGAAAATAAAATTTTTATAGAACCTCTAGAATTAGCTAAAAAATATATAAACATAATGATAACTAATTATGTTTTACATATTCAAAATAATATATGTCCTATATTTAACTCACTTCATCTTCGTGACTCTTTTAATATTCGTATTTTAAAATATGAAAAAGGACAATGTATAAAAGATCACACTGATATGGGTCTTAATACTGTAAGAGCATCTTGTACTTTAAATCTAAATGAAGATTATGAAGGTGGTGAATTTAGGTTTTTTGATGGTCAAATTAAAGATTCTTTTAAAACAGGTGATGCAATGATATTTCCTGCAGAACCTATTTGGATGCATGGAACAGAACCTATTACTAAAGGCACTCGTTATGCTATTAATTGTTTTTTGCGTACAGGAGGAATATAGTGAAATTAGTATATCAAATACCTAATCAACTTTATTATATTCAAAAGTTTTTAG